ACTGGACGCATGACTGAGTGCATCCTACCAAACGAGGAGACGCTGTAATGAGATGTAAGGCGTGTAATGCTCAGCTGAGCGACAAAGAAATGACGACCCGTGACAGGCTCACTGGGGATTTTGTAGAACTGTGTGGCTACTGCTTTTTCATTAGCGAGGAAGCTATGCTAGACGATGATCAAGCCGACGATGATTATGTGTCGGAAGGGAGTGCCTATGAAGATAGCGACTATTGACATCGAGACGACCACGACACTGGACACGATCTGGTGCTGTGGGATTCACTATCACGATGGAGGTAGTATCATTGCAACAACCCCTGAGGCTTTTACCGCAGCTATGGAAGGTATTGATACGGTTGTGACCTATAACGGCATATCGTTCGACATCCCGCTACTACAGGCTCTCTGGGGCATCTCGTTCGACGGCATCGGGATCATCGACGCTATGGTCATGTCAAGGCTGTATAATCCGAGCTTGGAAGGCGGTCATAGTCTACGTGCTTGGGGCGACAGACTTAACTGGACGAAGGGTGACTTCACAGACTACGACGGCGGTTTCTGTGAGGAGATGGCTTTGTACTGTCAGCGTGACGTCGAGTTGACTACGAAGGTCTACTACGAAGTCAAGAAGCTGCTGGAGGAGGACGGCTTCAGTCAGGACAGTGTGGACTTGGAACACGCTGTGACTACTGAGCTGGCTCTACAGGAGCGTAACGGCTTCAAGATAGACCTAGCACACGCTAACCAGCTCTACTCTACTCTGACTCACAGGATGCGTCAGATCGAGGACGAGCTACAGTCTAAGTTTCCTCCTATCGTGACTGAGAGGTGGCCTGAGAAGACAGGTAAGCAGTTGAAGGACTCTGTCGAGGTGTTCAACGTAGGCTCACGTCAGCAGATAGTCAAACGACTGTCGGCCGCTGGTGTACGCTTCACTGAGAAGACTGAGGCAGGACAGTACAAGGTAGATGAGACAGTGCTGGGTGCTATAGATCATCCAGACGCTCAGTTAGTCGCTGAGTACCTGATCGTCCAGAAGAGAGCCTCACAGGTCTCTAGCTGGCTGGAAGCAGTCGGTGAGGACGGTAGGGTACACGGGCGGGTAATCAGCTCAGGAGCCGCTACAGGGCGTATGACGCACATTGCTCCTAATATGGCTCAGATACCTTCAGTCAGAAAGGTCTACGACGGTATGTCACACATTGACAGAGTCAAGGCTGAGTATGGCGCAGCGTGCCGAGCGTGCTGGACTGTCGAAGAAGGTAACAAGCTGGTCGGTGTGGACGCTAGCGGTCTGGAGCTTAGAATGCTCGCCCATTACATGAAGGACAGTGACTACGTCAGCACGATCCTTGATGGCGACATCCACAGCGAGAACCAGAAGGCTGCTGGACTAGATACCAGAGACCAAGCTAAGACCTTCATCTACGCTTTCTTGTATGGCGCTGGGGACGCTAAGATAGGCTCCATCGCAGGCAAGGGAGCAACACACGGTAAGAAGTTGAAGCGTGACTTCCTTAACAACGTACCCTCACTCAAGGCTCTCAAGGACTTGGTCGAGAACATCGCCGACAAGAGCGGCTCTCTGCCTAGTCTGGACGGTCGTAGGATACGTATCAGGAAAGCATACTCTGCTCTTAACTTCCTACTGCAAGGCGGTGGCGCGGTTCTGATGAAGAAGGCGCTGCTAATCGGAGTCAAGACACTACGGAGTAACGACATCCCATTCAAGATTGTCGCTAACGTACACGACGAGGTGCAGGTGGAAACACCACAACACTTCGCCAAAGCTGTCGGCATCCACTTCAGAAACGCTATCAGGGCGGCTGGCGAGGAGCTGGGGCTGAGATGTCCTATGGACGGTGAGTACAAGATTGGTGACAACTGGAGCGAGACTCACTAGTGCTTGACAATATTTGAAAGTGTGGTATAATATACTTATAAAGGGGTAAAGTTATTTACTTTTTTATGTTAACTATAGTCTATAAGGAGATTGTTATATGACTACTGATGTTAAACCTATTGCTATTAACGCTACTATCTACTGGGCTAACTTACACAACAAGAATGAGTTGTCTAATAAGTACCAAGTTGATCTTGGTGGGTTGTCTCCAGCAGCAGTACAGGCTCTTGAAGAGCGTGGGCTGACTGTTAAGAACAAGCAGGACGAGCGTGGTGACTTCATCACTGTGAAGTCCAATAACCCAATGAAGGCCTACGACACTCATGGCGAGGAGATCGGAGCCTTAGTTGGTAACGACTCTAAGGCTAAGGCTGTCATAGGACACTATGATTGGTCGTTTCAGACTCGTAAGGGTCGTAGTCCATCACTGCTCAAGATGGTCGTAACTGACCTGAACGTGTACGAGCCTAGCTCAGGAGGAGCTGAGTACGACATGGAGGCAGCTCTCTAATGCTGCTGATCGACGGCGACATCATTGCCTACCGCATCGCCGCCGCCTGTGAGGAAGAGACAGACATCTCTTTTGCGCTTCAGTCCTGTAGCACTTTTGTTGCAGGGCTGTTGCTCACTTACGATGGGTTTGGTTTTGATTATCAAATCTATCTCACAGGTAAAGGTAACTTTAGGAACGACGTGGCTGTCACTGCTCCTTACAAAGGAAACCGAACCAAACCTAAGCCCAAGTACCTACAAGATGTTAGACAGTATCTGATAGACACTTGGGGCGCTTTGGTGACAGAGGGTGAGGAGGCTGACGATGCAATAGCTATCGCGGCTTCCGAGGCCTCAAGCATGGAAGGGTTCTTACCTATCATTGTCAGTGTCGATAAAGACTTTGATCAGGTGGCAGGGACGCACTATAACTTTGTAAGGAACGAGGAATACTACATAACCGAGGAGGAAGGCTTGAAGAATTTCTACAAGCAAATCCTGACAGGTGACGCTATCGACAACATTATCGGAGTTGACGGCGTTGGCTCAGCAGGCGCTGAGGAGCTGATAGGAGGCTGCCGTAAGGAATCGGATATGTGGGACATTTGCGTAGACCAACTGGGCCGTGACAGGGCGCTAGAGAACGCTAGGCTAGTCTGGCTCAGGAGGTTTGCAGGACAGCTGTGGTCTCCTCCTGATGAGAGGAGTAACGAGGAGGTGTGGTATGCCGAGACAACGAGTACCACGCACTAGGGCAGGAGGTACGTGGACAGAGTCTCGATACTGGCAGTTTATCAGGTCAGCATTGAGGCAGGCGTATTCACGTTATCCTGTGAAGTTTCAAGCAAAGAAAAAGGTGGAGAGGAAAGTCACTGGTAAGCGTCACAAGTACGAGTACCAGTGTGCAGAGTGTAAAGGGTGGTTTATGGGTAAGGAGACTCAGGTAGACCACATAGAGCCAGCAGGGTCGTTGAAGAACTATGACGACCTCGCTGGGTTCTGTGAGCGTCTCTTCTGTGAAGAAGACGGCCTGCAAGTCCTCTGTAGTGAATGCCACAAAGCCAAGACCAAATCAGAACGGAGTAAGCGTAAATGACAAAGCACTTTATTATTCCCGATACCCAAGTCAAACAGGGTAGCGATACTCGCCATCTCAAGTGGGCGGCTGAGTACGCAGTCAAACACAAGCCTGACGTGATCGTACACTTAGGAGATCACTGGGATATGCCTTCTCTGTCGAGCTACGACAAGGGTACTAAGTCATTCGAGGGACGCCGATACATGGCTGACATCGAAGCTGGCAAAAAGGCTATGGATGTGTTTATGAAGCCTATCAGAAAGGCTCAGGCAAAGCAGCGACGTGGTCATCGTCAGATATGGAAGCCTCGTATGGTGTTCCTGATGGGTAACCACGAGGAGCGTATACAGCGTGCTATCGAGAAGCAGCCAGAGCTTGACGGGCTGATGAGCTACGACGACTTCGAGTTGGAGAAGTACGGATGGGAGGTAGTGCCTTTCTTGGAAGTCGCTATAATTGATGGGGTCTGTTACAGCCACTACTTTACCAGTGGCGTGATGGGGCGTCCTGTCAGCAGCGCCAGAGCTTTGGTGACAAAGAAGATGGTAAGCTGCGTCATGGGACACGTACAAGACCGTGACATCGCCTACGCTAGGAGAGCTGACGGCAAGTCTGTTACTGGACTATTCGGTGGTATCTTTTACAGGGAAGATCAAGGATACCTTAACCCACAAACTAACGCATCGTGGAGAGGCGTGTGGATGCTTAACGAAGTAGAGGACGGTTCATTCGACGAGATGCCGGTGAGCCTCAACTACTTGGAGAGGAAGTATGGAACTAACTATTGAGGAGCTGAAGGAAAAACTAGCCACAATCGACGAGGTGAGCCTGCTGGAGATTCTAGAGATCGACAGCAGAGACCTCGTCGAGCGTTTCGTAGACAAGATCGAGGACAAGGCTGACGAGTTGGCTGAGGACATCGGAGGCGTGTACGGTGGCTACTAAAGGCAAGTGGGTTCCTATTAGAGAACGTATCAAAAAAGACTTTGAGGAGGTACATCCTGTGAAGGCAAATAGAGATAGTATTGACGACATCACTCCATCCGAGTGGGACGCCTACAATATGAATAGGATTAAAAAGATAGGGGAGAAGGTTTTGGGTAAGGACGGGGACACAGACCCTGCTGAGGTCAAGACGCTAGGAGGTAAAGTAGCCAGCAACAAAGGCAGCGAGGGATACTTACCAACTAAGCCTATTGACGAGCACAGAAAGGAGTTCTATGAGTCTGTAATGGCTCAGAGAGAAAGTGACGCAGTCAATAAACCTGCACACTACAACAACGGTAACATAGAGTGTATAGATTATATCGAGCAGCAGCTCAGCTCAGAGGAGTTCAAGGGCTACTTGCTTGGTAACGTAATCAAGTACACACACAGGCACAAGTACAAGAACGGACTTGAAGACCTGAAGAAAGCACAGTGGTATCAAAACAAATACATTGACAAATACGGAGACGAGAATGACTGATAGCATGGGGCCATACGAACAATACATACACAAGTCACGATACGCACGGTATCTGCCTGAGAAGCAGCGGCGTGAGACGTGGCCTGAGACAGTGGCTCGCTATATAGAGTTCTTCCGTGACAAGCTAGACAGCCAGACAGCGGCAAAGCTAGAGGCTGCGATACTAAACCTAGACGTCATGCCCAGTATGAGGGCGCTGATGACAGCTGGCGAGGCTCTGGAGAGAGACAACGTGGCAGGCTTCAACTGCTCGTATCTCCCGATAGATAACCCACGAGCCTTCGACGAGCTTATGTTCATACTGCTGTGCGGTACTGGCGTAGGCTTCAGTGTGGAGCGTCAGTACGTCAACAAGATGCCTGAGGTGGCTGAGGAGTTCTTTGACACAGAGACAGTCATTCAGGTAGCAGATAGTAAGATAGGGTGGGCTAAGAGCTTCAGAGAGCTTATATCGCTGCTGTACAGCGGCCAAGTACCCAAGTGGGACGTATCGAAGGTACGGCCTGCTGGAGAGCCTCTGAAGACGTTTGGAGGGCGTTCCTCTGGCCCTGATCCATTGGTAGACCTATTCAAGTTCACCGTAGAAGTGTTCAAGAAGGCAGCAGGGCGTAAGCTGTCTTCTATCGAGTGTCACGACCTGTGCTGTAAGGTTGCCGATATAGTGGTAGTCGGTGGCGTGAGGCGCAGTGCG